GAAGGCTCAGCCCTTCGTGCAGCCTGCGGCCGAGCGCGCTCGGCGCCGTTTCCCGAAGCGTGTACGAGCCGAGATCGCAGCGGAGCTCAAGAGGCTATGACCATCACGAACCGCAATCCGATCACGCCCCTGCAGCGGGCGATCGTTGCTCGCTTGCGCGCCGACACGACGCTCGCCTCCCTGCTCGCGCCCATCAAAGACGTCACGCCGGCAACGCCGGCCGTCGTCGATCAGGCGCCCGAAGGGCAAGCGAAGCCGTACGTGCGCATCGGCGACCACCTCTCGATCCCCGACAACGATCAAACCTCGTTCGGGCGCGAGATCACCGAGACGTTGCACGTGTGGACGTACACCCGCAGCAGCAAGCCCGGGCAGGACATCGCCAACGCGATCACGTCATCGCTCGACCACAAGGTCGCCGAGATCTCGGCGCTGCTCGCAGCGGACGGGCACAAGTGCGTGACCATCCGCCAGGAATTTGATCAGGCACTCGAGGACCCTGACCCGCAGATACGTCACCACGTCGTACGATTTCGCATACAGACGCAGCAGCTCACGTAAGGGAGGCGACCGCGCATGTCGGGTCGCGATGCTTTCGGTACTCTATTCCAGCGCGCCACCACGCTCACCCCGGGCACGGTTTACGCGACGATCGCCAACGTCACGAACATCAAGGGGCCGGACCGCAAGCGCGAGACGATCGACGTTACCGCGCACGACTCGCCCGATCAGTGGATGGAATTCATTGGCGGTCTCAAGGATGGCGGCGAGGTTCAGCTCGACATCAATTACGACCCCGCTGAGGCGACGCACGACCTCGACGACGACTTCGACGACACCGATCCGCGGAACTACCGGGTAGTACTCCTGCCCGACACCGCGGACGAGTGGACGTGGACCCTTCGCGGGATCATGACCAACCTCGGTGATGAGTTCGCGTATGACGACAAAATGACCCGCAGCCTTACGATCAAGGTCACGGGCAAGCCGACGCTCGCGCAGACCGGTAGCTAGGCACACAGGGAGAGACGACAGAATGACTGATCAGAACGTGACCGACTCGGACGCCGCGGTCGAGGATTTCCTCGGCCGCGATGCGATCATCGACGCCGACGACCGGAAGTACGAGGTCGTCGACTGTCCGGAGTGGGGCGGGAAGGTGCGCGTACGCAACCTCTCCGGTGCGCAGCGGGACGCGTACGAGGAATCGATTATCAAGACCAACGGCAATAGCCGGAGCGTGAACCTGCAGAACGCCCGCGCGAAGATGGTCGTTCTCACGGTCGTCGACAAGAGCGGCACCCCGGTCTTCACGAGCGACGACGTGCGCGCGCTCGGACGCAAGAGCGCGGCGCCGATCGAGCGGATCTTCGACGCCGCGCGGCGACTGAGCGGCATGAGCGAGCAGGATGTGGAGAAGCTCGCCGAAAATTTCGGCAACGACCCGAGCGACGGAGGTACTTCCGACTAGCGCTCGCGCTCGGGTGCACGGTCGAGGAACTGCTCGAGCGGGTCACGTCGCGTGAGCTGACAGAGTGGGAGGCGTACGAGGCGGTAACCGGGCCGATCGGCGACGAGCGCCTCGATAATTTGTTCGCGATGCTCATGTCGACGATCGCGAACGTGAACCGCGGGAAGGCGCAACGGCCCTACCGGGCCGACGAGTTCCTGCCGAAGTGGCAAGCGGTACGGGCTGCTCAGGGTCAAGGCGAAGCGGCCGGCGCCGAGCAGATGCTTCGAACGGTTCGACGGCTACACAAGGCGATGGGAGGGGGTTAGCGTGTCGACTCTTGCCGACCTGCTGATTGAGATCGGCATCGACGTCGACGACGTTAAGAAGGGCGCCAAGGCGGTCGGCACGGACCTCACGAAGGCGTTCAACAAACTCGACGACGTTGCCGGCAAGGCGATCCGCGGGCTCGCGGGCGTCTCGGCAGTCGTCCCCCTCGCCGCCGGCGCAACGGCCGGCATCATCAGTCTCGGGACGGCGCTCGCGGGGGCGGGCGCCGCTCTCGGCGTGTTCGGCGCCGTCACTAAGACGGCCGTCACGGACGTGACCGAGGCCGCGACGAAGGTCACCGACCTCAGCGACAAGATCGCGCTCTACAAGACCGAGGCGAAGCTCGCCGCGAAGGCGGGGCAGGACAACTCGAAGTACCTCAAGAAGCAAGCCGAGGCGACCCTCGAGCTGCAGGCGCGATTGAAGAATCTCCCCCCTGCCACCCGTACCGCGACCATGGCGTTTATCCAGCTGAAATCGGATTGGCAAGATTTCGTCGAGACCAACAAACCCGCCGTATTCGGCATCCTGACTCGCGGATACAAGCTGATCGGTAGCGCGGTACTGAAGTTGCAACCGCTCTTCGATATCGGCGAGAAGGCCGTCTCGCGCCTCCTGAGCGCCATCGAGAAGGGTGCTCAGGGCGGGTTCATCGAACGCATGGTCGCGCGTGCCGGCCCGGCGATGGACTCGCTCACGGGCATCGTGCTCAACCTCGGCAAGACGTTCGCCAACATCTTCGGCCGCTTCGGCGACGCGCAGGGGCAGGGCATCCTTAAGTGGCTCGACGACGTGACCGCCAAGTGGGCGGCATTCACGAGTGAGACCGGCAAGGATGCGGGCTTCACGAAGGTCATCGCGTACATGCAAGCCCAGGGCCCGCGGCTCGTCACGATGCTCGGGCAGATCGCCACGGCCGCCGTGCACATCGCGCAGGCGGTCGCGCCACTCGCGCCCATCACGGGCGCCGTTGCCGGCGCCCTGGCTCGTCTCGTGGCGGCCGTGCCCCCGTCTTGGATCACGGCGATCGTCGCTGGTTTCCTGGCGTACAACGCGGCGCTCAAGGTGTACAACGTGATCGCCGCCATCGCCGAGGCGCGCACCAAAGCGGCGGCCGTCGCGCAGGTCGCATGGAAGATCGCGCTCGGCGCTTCGAACTTCGTGCTCGCCTCGGCGCAGATCGCGGTCTACCTCGCGAAGGTCATCGCCGTTCGCGCGGCGACCGGGCTCGCCGCGGCAGCGCAGCTTCTGTACAACGGCGCGATCGTCGCCGCCAACTTCGTCGCCGCTACTGCTCAGATCGCCGCCTACTTGATCAAGCAAGGCGCGGTCGCGGTCGCGACGAAGGCATGGGCCGCTGCTCAGTGGTTGCTCAACATCGCGATGGATGCCAACCCGATCGGTTTGATCATCCTCGCCGTCGCCGCGCTCGTCGGCGTGATCTACCTGCTTTGGACTCATAGCGAGGCGTTCCGGAAGTTTTGGATCGCCGCATGGGACGTCATCAAGCAGGCGGCCGTCGTCGCGTGGAACTGGATCAAGCAGGCCGCGGTCGTCGTCTTCAATTGGCTACTCGGCGCGATCAAGCGCTATATCTCGGTATACGTCGGCGCGTGGCGATTGATCTCGGGCGCTGCGGTCACGGCGTGGAATTGGATCAAGTCGAAGGGCGTTGCGTTTTTCAATTGGATAATGGGCATGCCCGCGAAGGTCCGCGCGAAGCTCTCGTCGATGTGGGACGGGCTAAAATCCGGTTTCCGCTCGGCAATCAATTGGGTCATCGGCAAGTGGAATAGCTTGCATTTCTCGATTCCGTCATTCTCCGTGCTCGGGCACACGTTCGGCGGGGGGACGATCGGTGTGCCGAGCATCCCGCAGCTTGCGCACGGCGGCATCGTTCCCGCGACCCCGGGCGGCCGGCTCGTCAACGTCGCCGAAGGGGGCGAAGCCGAGGCGGTCGCGCCGATCTCGCAGCTTCCGAACCTTGCCGGCCGCGGCGATGAGCGCCCCATCATCGTGCAGATAACCCCGGGCGGCGAGCAGGAATTTAGGCGCTGGATCCGCAAGTCCTTCCGCGTCAAGAACGGCGGTAACGGGCAGGTGGTACTCGCGTGAGCAGTGACCCCCGAGTCAGCACAGCGATCGAGATCGCTCCCGGGGCAAACCCTGCGGGTGATCCGTCGTTGTGGCAATGGGTCGACGCCGGCAAGCGGCGCCGGAAGGCCGACATCGTCATCACCGCCGGCCGCGACGATGAGGCGAACGAGGTCGAGGCTGGCTCGCTTTCGACCCTGATGGACAACCGCGACGGTCGCCTCTCGCCGCGCAACGCTATGGGCGCCTACTTCGGGCAGATCGGCCGCGGCACGCCGGCGCGCGTCACCATGCCGCGGGTCGATGACCCGTTCACGCGAACCGTAGCGTCCGGGTGGGGGTCGACCCCCGAAGGGTTCGCATGGACCGTGAGCAACGGCACGGCGGCCGTCGACGGCACGCAGGCGACGATCGTGCTCGCGACCAACAATGCGTGCCGCAACGTCGTCGTCGACGCCGGCTCGCCGGACGTCGAGATCGTATGGTCGACGACGCTCGACGTCATGCCGACCGGGGCCTCATTCGTCTCGGCCGCGCTGCTGCGGCACACGGACGCGAGCAACCTCGTGCGGGCTCACGTCGAGCTGCAGGCGGCCGGCACGGTCGCCGTCAAGGTTCAGAGGGTGTACAAGGGCGCTCAGTCCGATCGCTTGGCGCTTACCGCGACCTCGGTCACGTACTCGGCCGGCACGAAGGTTTGGGGCAAGGCCCGGGCGGACGGCCCGTACATCATGGTCAAGACGTGGACCGGGGCGCTCTCCGACGAGCCGGACACGTGGCAGGGTGTCACGACCGACAGTTCCGTCGAGGGCGTCGGCACAGGTTGGTTCGGCTGGCGGATCAATACGAACGCCGGCACGTACACGGCGAAGGTTGACGACTTCACGCTCGTCAACCTGCTGTGGTCTGGCAACGTGCCCGAGTGGGCGCCCAAATGGCCGGAGAAGAGCGGCAAAGACTCGACCATGCCGCTCGTCGGGGCAGGCATCATCCGTCGCCTCTCGACCGGTACGAGCCCGGTCAACTCGCCACTCCTAAGCCATCTCAGCGCACAGAGCCCGTTCACGTACTACCCCTGCGAGGAGGAAAGCGGTGCGCAGCACCTCCTGTCGACCGACGGCGATATCGCCATCACGTCAGGCGTGACCTTCGCTGCGGTCGACACCTTGGCTGGCTCGGCGCCCGTGCCGACGATGGACACGCCCGCCACGGGAAACATCCAGTTCAACATCCGCAGTACGCCGACCCCGGACGGCTTCGCGGCCCTGTGGTTTTTCAAGATGGACTCGCTCCCCGCGGTCCCGACGCAGATGATCTACCTCCGGTGTACGGGCACGATGCGCGTATTCAGCCTGATTGTCGATGCGACATCCTTGACGTGGGATGCGGCCGACTCGTCGGGAGCGTCGATCGCGGGTGCCGGCGCCGCTTGGGCGGTCGACCCAACGCAGTGGATCGCCATGCAACTCGAGACGAACGTCTCGGGAGGTACCGTCTCGGTCGCGCTGCTCTGGCATCAAATCGGCGAGGTCGACTACTGGGCGTCGACCGACACGTACGCGGGCACGTCCACTAAGCCCGACTATTTCTCGATCATTCCGGTATCCGACAATATGGCCGTTGCCCACCTGTGGTTTGGCGACAACGACCTTCCATTCGTCGACGGCACGTTTACGCTCGTCGCCGACGGCTACGCCACCGAGACCGCTTCCGCGCGCTTCGCGCGACTGTGCGGCGAGAACAACGTGCCGTCGTACGTGCTCGACGGCGACTCGGAACCGATGGGTAGGCAGCGCCCTGGGAAGCTCGTAGACCTGCTGCGCGAGTGCGAGGAAGCCGATCAGGGAGTGCTCTGCGAGCGGGGCAATGCGCTCATGTACATCCCGCGCACTCGCCGGTACAACATGCCCGTTGCGCTCGCGCTCGACTGGGCGCTCGGTCACCTCGATGAGGCACCCGAACCGACCGACGACGACCAGCGCTTTCGGAACAAATGGAAGCTCAGCAGGACCGGGGGCGCGCAAAACGTCACGGTCGAGGATGCCGCCTCGATCGCGAAGACGGGCACACTCGACGACTCGGCCGAGCTCAACATCGCTAGTGACGGCCGCCTCATTGACTTCGCCTCATGGATGCTCAACCAGAGCACGGCAGATTTCCTCCGTTGGCCACGGGTCAAGATCAATCTGATTGCTCACCCCGAGTTCGCCCCGGGGTGGCTCGCTTGCCGTATCGGCTCGCGCATCACGATCGCCAACCCGCCGAGCGCGCAGCTCGCGGGGCAGACCTTCGACCTCAACATCGAGGGGTTCACCGTGACCCTGAAC